AACCTCAACCGTATCTGTGTCTACGTTTGCAGAAGGAATCTTAAAGCGTCTCTTGGTATTTGTGGCGCTCATGACATATTGGAGTGTAACAGCCTGCCCTTGCTGAATTTCGACGTTCGCAAAGCTGAATGTGCCTGTGTTTTTTGCTACCGTATTAGCATTGAGCGTCACGAAATTATAGTTGATACCATCAATATCTTTACCTAGAAAATTGGTATATTTTGTCAGTTGAAGTGATGTTGCTGTATTATCTTCTGTATTTGATGGTGTGACCAGAATATTGACCAGAGCCTTTGCACCTCTACGACTGACAGGCTGATAGTTGATATTCTTTGCATGAGAAAGAATGGATGAACGGAGCTGGGCTGTGTCCATGAACATTTCATTGCCGACCATGTTCAGGTAATAGCCCATATAGTGAGTGTTATAGGCCAGAATGTCGAGCAGCACCGACATACCAGAACCATCGAAGTCATAGTCTTGGAACTCTGACTGACTTCTCAGATAATTCTTGAGGTTTTCTTTGATGCTATCGAAGTCTAGCTCTGTAATTCTCAGGGCTGTGTTTGATACTGGTGCCATTTTTATCTAATTCTTTCCAAGAAGATTGTTGAAACTAGAGGTTCAGGTCTATTGACCAGTGAATATGTGAGAGTGACAGTATAGCCGTTATTATCGTAATCAAATATGACATCAAGACCAAGAAGGATAATTCTAGGCTCAAATCTTCTAATAACCTCACGAATGGCATCGGACAAGAAGTTTGCAGTCAGATGATTTGGATTTTCGAACAATAATTTCTGAGCATTTGAACCAATAGATGGTTGAAAAGGCCTGTCATAAAAATTGGTCAGAATAAGATTACGGACAGAACGCTTGACGGCTTCTGTACCTTTCTTACGCACAATATCACCCGTTGTTGGATGGGCTATGAAGTCCAAGTCCAAGTCTGAAAAGTCTGGTTCTCTTGCAATAATTGTTGATGCCATGAACTTATTTATCCGTATTATTAGGCATAACCAGCCACTTCAGAATATGCTGAGTCGCTGAGTGAGGCGTCTTCTTGTGTTGGATTCTGTGCTGCTGTCACCGTAAAGTCTGTCTTAGGATTATCTGGTGATGGTGTGCTGAATATAGTAGGTATTACTGGCGTTGGTGGCGGAGGTGGTACCCAGAGATGCGACTAGAGATGCGTTGAGACCGATAGATGCGGATTCTATACCAACTGCACCACCAGCTGCAATTCCTATACCTGCACCAGCATCAAGACCAACTTCACCAACGGCTGAGATAGCAACGGCTGCACCGCCAGTTACACCAACTTCACCCGTTGCACCCATAAGAAGAGCCGCACCAGATTTAACCTGCATCAGCCCACCAGTGGTAATATCACCAGCTGCAAGCCCTTTCAGAGCAAAGAATGATGTTCCCGTAATATAAGCTTCCATGGCTTTTGCTGAGAATTTACCAGTCAGAGTTTGTATGACAATATCGCTGGTCATGGATTCAAATGACATTTTCTTGGCTGAGCGAACCATTAATTCACCTTGGTCGGCATTGATAGCCACCTTGTCTTTACCATAGAAGGCTGCACTATTATCAGAAGAACCAGCCATGAATGCACCCTGAGAAGACATGGTCATATTACCAATGGATTCTCTGAGTACCGCACCCTCGACCTTTTCTGTAATTCCTTTGGCTGCAACGTCAATATTACCACGAATAGTCTGATTGAAATTCTGTGCAGTCATATTGATATTCTTGGTGGCTGTGAGATTAATATCACCACCGACCGTCAGATTATAATCTTTATTGACCTTGAGTGAAGCTGCACCATCGACCGCAATATCATATGCACCGGTGATTTTCATACGATTTTCACCAAATACGATATTATACTGACCGTTCTGTGCAGAAATATACAGCTTGCCGTCTGGTTGCAACTGAACCATGCTACCACCACGGTGCTGCAAGGTCACATGTTCTGCGCCCTTGCTATCGTCCATGATGAGTGTATGACCAGAGCGGGTCTTGTGAACATAGAAATTAGGATATTTACCAGCACCAGGTAGCTTACGAGCATCTTCTGGTCCGTCCCATGTAGGTGGTGTGGTCAGTTTATTTGATGCTGAGGTGCCGGCATCAGATTGTGCAAAACTACCATCTTTACCCATGGTATAGGTCTCAGATCCTACAGTGACCTGCGCGCCTTCTGGGAAATTAGTGCCTGGAAATGCTGATTTAATTTCTGCGTCAGTTAATGCCATATTTTATAAACCTGGAAATAATGCTTGAAGCGGATTACCACCGCGATTTGCTATCTGTGCAGCCCTTGATATTGTCTGAAGAGCCATATTGGCCTGCATGACGGTGAGCATTGTCTTTGCACCAGCACCAGCGGTTGGTGGTAGGCGACCAAACATATTCATCATATTTGCACCGCCAGTATTAAAGAACGGTAATCCTGGTATCGCAGCAGGGAAGCTAGATGAACCGCCGAGCAGAGTATTGACTACAGAAGCCGCCGCAGCCACCGCGACTGGTGTATAGGTCATCATTTGACCAGAAGGGCTGAATGAGCGATATACTGTGCCACTAGCCGTTGCTATTGGTGTGACCACAGGATTTAATGACCCAAGCCCATATAGGCTGGTATCATATTGTAGTCGCTGAAATGTATTAACAAGACCACCGACACCTGTAGCCTGACTCAGTAGACCAATTGCATTGGCTACGAATATGTCTTGATTTACTCTGGTGCCTGTCATAAAACCTGCACCCTCTGTCTGTTCGACCGACTGTAGCAGATAAGACATGGAATTAAATGCAAGAGCTGTCTGTGGGCTCATGCCACCATATAATTTCTTTTTATTGCTTTTATTATTTAATATGGTACTCAGTAGCATACCTAACGACATGACAGTACCAGGTAGACTACCCATCATTGAGCTAGAGATCAGATTATCGAAAGCTTGAAGAGCTGTGGCCACCTGTGTGACTTTTGGTATAGGCATGCCGGCCATATTATACATGGCTGCATGGGTTGGTAGACCTCTGACAAGCCCGTGATTCCAGTTACCACCTTTTTCTCTAATCTTACGAACTCTTGCACCACCCTCTGTAGTTTCATATGTACCAGGAGGTGGTGAGACCTGAATAGGCATCGTGAGATACATGGCAATATTCTGCAATAAGCTCATATTACCTTCGATGGTCTGGTCATTATTATTGAAATCGTTTGCTAGACCTACAATCTGGCACTGGTTTGAGCCAGTGTCTTTCATAGCCACCACCAGTGTACCAGGGTCTAGCCCACCTGGAAATTCTTGCTGTGCTGATCTGGTTGGGTTCATCAGGCGTGGTGAGAAGGCTAGATGCTTTACGTTGACATCTTTACCATGAATAGACGGAAAATAAACTCTGAGATTGCCTGAATAATCGGTTGGTGCGTCTGCATCGTGCCCACCAACGACAATACCATAGACTAATCCAGAAGCCGCTGAGTTTTTAGGCAAATATGACATTATACAATACCTCTACCAACTGTGCTTGATACGCAATCTATGGTCGTAGTGGCTAGGCCACCATCTATGATATGATGAAACATATGTAGAATTAAATAACGACCTGATCCGTAAGTATATTCAAAATCTGGTCTCGTTTCTTTATTATATAGATTGACATCAATAGTCTTACCAGCATGTAGAGCTGGGTTAAATGGCACCGTCATTCTCAGTGCAATCTTGTCTTGTGCGAGAAGTGACATGCGAGCCTGACGGAATTGTAGAAAGTCTTTTGCATAGTCAGGGCACATATCTTGCTGCTGATAGGTGTTCTGATTAGAAATAGCCATCTTCATCACACCAGAACCGATGCCACAACCAAATAGATTAAATGACTGGTTGAACAGGCTGAATGACTTATTGATAGGGTCGAACAGAATGAGTGAATTGATATTATTTCCGTTTTCATCAATACCATTCAGAATATCGGTCAGCAGGTCAAAATCACAAGGGAATTTATAGGTCAATATCGAACAAGGGTCACCGTAAGTATTACTGACCTCATTGAAATAATACTGCATGACCGGTTTTTGTTGTGATAGTGATCTCAGCGAACGGAAATGGTGTGCCGGTCTCGTATCAAAACCATCACCATAGGTCATATAATGAAGAAAGGATGGGTCTGTACCCTCTGCGACCGCATAATTGGCCTGCTGAGAAACGACCTGAAACGGATGAATATTCTCTGCGATATAGTCTCTTGGGTACATCGAAGTCTCAATAAACCTTGATGTGGAGCCTACACAGATACCAAGCACATAATCGACCACCTCAGATGGTGTTGCACATTTCCATGAACGGCTGACCAGTGTCTTTGGGTCATTTAACTGGCTCTGGTCACAGGCTCTCAGAGTAAATCTCTCGGTATTATTATTGATCTTATGTCTATTTTCGAGACGATAAACCTTCTGTAGAACATTCATAGAGGTTGGTAGACCAAGGTTTCTTAGTGTATTGATACCAGGTTTCTCTAGGCTGATCTGAACATCAGCATTTTTGAAGTTGTCAAACCACTTTGTTGGTACGCTGTGGATATAACTATCAAAAGTGATAGAGGTCTGTAGACCAGGCGTCAGAAGGCTTTCACCAAGGTATACTTGCTTTGGTGTGACCTCTACTAAGTCGTTCTGTGGTACACCATCAAAAGAAATCGACATACCTACAGAGGCTAGGTCTTCCATTCCTTGTAAGGCATTGCTATAGTCTGTTGTCATGATTTTCTATCAATTCAGCTTTCTGATATAATTATTGGCGTTGACTATTGTTTTGAACTCATTCATTATCTGTCTATAATAATCTGGTTTGATTATTTTGATTGTTCTCTTGGCTTCATTTTGTTCGAGTTCATAGTCGTAGATGGTCTGATAGGTCTTGTAGATTTTCTCATTTATGGTGACACCAGAAACGGAATAGCTATTGGTGTTTGCATTGGCCTGTGGTGAGAGGTTTGCGCTCAGATAATAATCGTATGGCACATCGCTAGGTAATGTTACCGTTTCTTTGTCATAATTGATCTGATATCGCCATTCGGTGGTCTTACCTGTCAGTGTATCGGTACGTTCGATGACCTTTTCGTATTTGTAGATATTATTGGCTGCTGCATTGGCCTGTTGAGCCCAGTTGATAACCTGAATATCGGTGCGAGTATTACCACCAGCGGCTGCACGGTACTTATTTGCAATATAATTATTGAAGTCATTATAATTCAGAGGCCAGTCATATGCACCGTCAATTATACCGTTTGCGAGCATAATAATCCAGTGAGCTTCTGAGGTGCCATAAACACGGTCAGCCAGTCTTTCTGGTGTCTCACCGTCTTGAATATTGTAGATATAGTATGATGAGATATTTTCGAGCGTCTCTTTGATAATACCAATACGCATAAAGATATTCGTGGGTGACTGATAGGTTGTATAGTCACCTCTGTTAATATCGTAAGGTATTTTTGGAAATAGATCAAAAAATTTAGACATTTAGAATCCTTGTGCCACCCTCTGTTTGTGCAGAATTTCAAGCTCACGGAAAGCTATACTCAATCTCATCTGCACAGGATAGCCATTTGTGAAGGTCGAGTAGATACCAGATGGTGCATAGTCAACTTCGATCTGTTCGATAGCACAGGTATTGATGCGTGGTATCTTTGTATTTTCTTTACCCTTGTGATAGAAGGTAATATCAAATTCTGCTGGTGGTACGAACAATGGTATGATTGCACCGCCAAAATTAGTACCTGGTATAGGGCCATTACCGCTAATCTCAGGGGCTGCATGAAAGCGCAGAGTATCAATTATATTCTTGACCGTCTCACTCTCTTTCTGGCTTTTTGGTGCGAGCAGAAACTCCATACGGAATGATCTCTGTGGTGTATGAGAGAATATGACTTCAATTTTTGGATTGATTGGATAACCAGCAACAGCGGCTAGCTGACGAATAGTACCACCTTGAGCACCTATCAGTCTAGGAAGACCTGAGCCTGTCGCATCAGCAATTCTTTGAGTCAATGCACCTGTAATATATTTACCCACAGCCGATGCAGCCAACTTTCCAAATTGCGCACCAAAAGCTGTCAATGAGACTTCTTCATATACGTTTGTGTGGGTATAGACCATAGGTATAGGCATGAATAGTGCAATAGCTTCTTTAATTCTTCTTGTACCTCTAGGCACGTTAAAGAAGGCAGGGCTTTCAAGTTGAGATAATATATCAAATCCACCTGGTACACCATCTGGAAATTTTAATTGGTCGACCTTTGAGCTTTCATTGGTAACCTGAAAATTAGCTGGGCCAAAACCAGAAGCATTCACAGTTGTTCTTGAGGCACCACCAGCATCAGTTGGCACATTGATGTTGATCACCATATAATGTGCGTTTTCTTCAGACCCTAGATTTTCTGGGAATACTCTATAATTATAGTCATACTTGTTATCAAACCCAAGATATCTATTAAATCTGTCGATGGCTTGTGAATTTGAATTTGGATTGAGATAGCCTGTTCGTGTAGAAC